TGTGTTTACGAAAGACCACACAAAGATCCTACATTTGGGATGTACTACGCTTCTGTGGACCCCGTTGGAGAAGGAAAGACCACCACGTCTGAATCACTATGTTCTATATATGTATATAAAAACCCTGTTGAGATTATTAAGGATGAAGGGAACGGAAAAGTAAAAAACGAAATAGAACGTGACATGATTGTAGCATCATGGTGTGGACGTTTTGATGATCTTAACAAAACTCATGAAAGACTGGAGCTTCTTATAGAATGGTATAATGCCTGGACAATAGTAGAAAATAACGTAGCTTTGTTTATTCAATACATGATTAGTAAAAAGAAACAAAGATACCTTGTGCCAAAAGATATGATCTTGTTCCTAAAAGATATTGGAGCAAACAGAAACGTTTTTCAAGAGTATGGTTGGAAGAACGTTGGTACATTATTTAAAGGAAATGTACTATCTTACGGTATTGAATTCTTAAAAGAAGAACTAGATTACGAGACTAAAGAAAACGGAGACATTGTAAAAACAGTGTATGGCGTAGAACGTATACCAGACATTATGCTTCTTAAAGAAATGCAGGCTTATAGAGAAGGACTAAACGTTGACCGGTTAGTAGCATTTTGTGCTCTTATAGCCTTTGCAAAAGTGCAGCAGAGTAACAGAGGCTTGGCTAAACGTGTGGAAGTTACAAAAGAAAACTTGGATAACTCCCAGAAATTTAGTAAATTAAACTTGAGCCCCTTTAGACATATTGGAGGTTCAAAAGGTAGTTCCTCTGGTATAAAAGCAACAAGAAATCCTTTTAGAAATATAAAATAATTATGTTAGATAAAGAACTTCATGCTGAAAAAGTAACTATTCTTTCTAGATTAATTAAAGAGAGCTCTCTTACATTAGAGGAGGCTCTCCTTCTTTTAAGAGAAGGGGAAGAAGAAAAAGAAGAAAATATTAAAACATCAAGCCTTCCTCTTACAGGATATGTTTATGCAAATGGTACAATAGGAACAGGTACTACTACTCCAACTAGTCGAATGACCATTGGCTCAAATGGAACTGTAACTTTTAGTTCATCAACTGACTTAATTGCTGAAAACTCAGCTGACTTAAATACTTAAATATCATGCAGATATATAATGCTCTAGATCTCAAATCTGGTAAAAAGGCGGATTATAATAAAATGGGTACACTTACCCAGCCTATCCAGTTTTTGCCTGAAAAGGAAAAAGATGATGAATGGAGAGCATGGAACCTAGATTGGCTAGAGTTCCAAGGTATGAAGCAACTTAGACGCAATGCTCGTAGACTAATGAAGAACTACAAGCTTGCTAAAGGCATTATTGACAAAGCAGATTACATTGTTGAGGAAGACAATGAAATGGCGGATCTTATTGATACGCTAACTAAAGAGGACGAGTCTGCACTAGAACTTAAGTTCTATCCCATTATTCCTAATGTAATTAACGTATTGTGTAATGAGTTTTCTAAGAGAAGCTCACGCATTATGTTTAAAGCCGTTGATGATATTTCATACAACGAAATGATGGAAGAAAAGCGTTCTATGATAGAGAAAGTTCTTCTACAAGACGCTGAGAGGAAGATGATGATGGAAATGATGGCAATGGGTATTGAGCTAGATTCTGAGGAAATGCAGAAAGCTACAGCTCCAGAGAGCCTACAGCAACTTCCAGAGATTGAAGGATTTTTTAGAAAAGATTATAGATCTATGATTGAAGAGTGGGCTACCCACCAGATGTCAGTAGATGAAGAAAGATTTAAAATGCAGGAGTTAGAAGAGCGTGGCTTTAGAGACATGCTTATTACTGACCGTGAATTTTGGCATTTTAAAATGAATGAGGACGACTATGATGTTGAGCTATGGAATCCATTGCTTACGTTCTATCACAAGTCTCCAGACGTTAGATACATCTCTCAGGGTAACTGGGTCGGTAAGCTCGATATGTTGTCTGTATCAGACGTTATTGACAAGTATGGATGGATGATGACTCAAGATCAGTTAGAGTCTCTAGAAGCCATTTATCCGGTCCGTTCAGCAGGATATGCTGTACAAGGATACCAGAATGATGGAACATATTATGATCCTACCAAATCCCATGATTGGAACACAGAAATGCCATCCTTGGGATATAGACAATATGCGTCTTTGTACGATACTAAGTTTGGTACAGGAGATATTGTAGAGTGGATTCTTGCAGACTCAGAAGACACTGTAGACTTTGGTAAGTCTCATTTGTTACGCGTAGCTACTATCTATTGGAAGTCTCAGCGTAAGATTGGACACTTAACTAAGATTACTGAAGAAGGAGAAATTATTCAAGATATTATTTCAGAAAGCTACAAGGTTACAGATAAACCTATTTATAATACTACTATTTATAAACAAAAGTCAAAAGATAATCTAATCTTTGGTGAACACATTGATTGGATTTGGATTAATGAAACTTGGGGTGGTATAAAGATTGGACCTAACAGACCGGCATTCTGGGGTATGAATAACCCTGGAGGAATTAATCCTATTTATTTAGGTCTCAATGGTGGTAAACCAGGACGGATTCCTTTCCAGTTTAAAGGAGATGCAACACTTTATGGATGTAAACTTCCTGTAGAAGGATCTGTATTTGGTGATAGAAACACAAGAAGTATTTCTTTAGTAGACTTAATGAAGCCTTATCAAATTGGTTATAATATTGTTAATAACCAAATTGCTGATATTTTAGTAGATGAATTAGGAACAGTTATATTACTAGATCAAAACTCTCTACCTCGTCATTCTTTGGGAGAAGATTGGGGTAAAAACAATCTAGCCAAAGCTTATGTGGCTATGAAAAATTTCCAGATGCTTCCTTTGGATACATCTATTACAAACACCGAGAATGCTCTTAACTTTCAGCATTATCAAGTGTTGAACCTAGAACAAACTAATCGTTTGCTTTCTCGTGTTAACCTTGCTAGTTATTTTAAAAACCAAGCTTTTGAAGTAATTGGTTTGAACCCTCAACGTATGGGTCAAGTAATATCTCAGCAGCAAACTGCTACAGGGGTAGAGCAAGCAATGAATGCTTCTTACGCACAAACAGAACAGTATTTTATTCAACACTCTGATAATTTAATGCCACGTGTGCATCAAATGCGTACAGATTTGGCTCAGTATTATCACTCTAAGAAACCTAATCTACGTCTTCAGTACATCACTTCTAAAGATGAGAAGGTTAATTTTGAGGTTAATGGTACTGATTTATTGATGAGAGACTTGAATATATTCTGTACAACTAAAACAAACTCTCGTGCTGTAATGGAGCAACTTAAACAACTTGCTCTTAGTAACAATACTACTGGTGCTTCTATTTACGATCTTGGTAATGTAATTAAATCTGAGTCTATTGCAGAACTTACTGGTGTTCTTAAAAATGCTGAACAGAAAACTCAGGAGGCTAAACAGTCTGAAATGCAGCAGCAACAACAGATGCAGCAAGAAATGATTGAGTCTCAAGAACGTCAAAAGCAAATGGATATGCAGTTTAGAGCAGAACAAGCTAATCTTGATAGACAAACTCAAATTACTGTAGCTGAAATTAGAGGTGCTGGATATGGTGCTGCTGTGGACATTAACCAAAATCAAATGTCAGATTACCAGGATGCTTTAGAAGGTATTCGTAGTGAGCAGCGTTATCAAGATCAAATGAACTTAAAACGTGAATCTGAGCTAACTAGAAAAGAACAAGGAAGTCAAAAATTACAGATTGAACGTGAAAGACTTCAAACCCAGCGTGAGATTGCTGATAAGCAATTACAGATTGCTCGTGAGAATAAAAATAAGTATGACTCAGGAGGAAAAGTTTCTGGCAAGAAAGGGAAATAACTATAGCTCTATTATCCGCACCTTAGATAAAAAAGATGCGTTATACATAAATTTTTAAGATTTATGTTGTATATTAAATATGTAGAGATACACATAAAACCAAACAAAAATGAATGACAATCAAACAAATGTACAGACATCTGTACAGCAAGTAGATCTTGATATTGATAGTTGGTTAGGAGCCCCTGGTGCGGAAAGCATTGTAACTCCTTCCACTGAAGAAAAGAAAGAACAGAAGCCAAACATCTTTAGTCAGGGAAAGTTTGATACAAACTTTCTAGATGAGGAAGATGATGAAACTGAAGATGCAAAAAAGGATATTAATCCTGAAGCTGCTAAAACGTTTATTGATGATCTTGTAAATGTAGATGAGGAAGAAGATGATGAAGATTCTTCTAAGTCTAGAAGAGGAAGACCTAAGACAGAAAAGTCTGGATTAGTAGAATTTCTTAAGAAACGCATTGAGTCAAAGGAAATGTTTGCCTTTGATGACTACGATGAGAAGACGCAGTCTTTAGAAGACTATTTAAGTGGTCTTGGAGAGAAAGATGTTGAGGAGCTATGGCAAGCCAACATTGATAACTTAAAACAAGAAGTTGCTGCTAAAACTCCTCAAGAGTTCTTTGAATCATTACCTGAAGAGTTGCAATATGCAGCTAAGTACGTAGCAGATGGAGGACAAGATCTAAG